AAAGTGGGGGTTCAAAAACATCTTGTTCTTCAAACGGCACATAGCTTTTATTTTTAGATTTTTTACTGGAATCACCAAACCAGTATCTATCGTTTAACTTTTTAAGGTCTTTGTAGTTTGGTATAAGCCCAATAGAACCGGCAATATCAAACGGTGTTTTGAAAAACAATTCATTCTTATTTTTATCTCTAGACTCTTTTCTGCTATTATTAATAGATCTGTCAGTTAGTGTGATTGCTCTCCTCACTGATTTAATTGTTGGGGTTAGCGGGCCTGCAGAACTAATAAGAAAATCTGTAAACAAATCTCTTCCAGGACTTCGTTTTACAGGTATTTTAGAAAAAACCATACTGTCTTTGTATGGGTCATACTCAGTTTTCTCACCATCTTTTGTCACTGAGTCCCAAGTTATACCCTCTCCAAACTCCATGTTAGCGTACTCTATACCCAAGTTAACAACCGTTTGACTGATGTTACCTAAATTTCTACCAAACGCTAATGTAACTATACCTGATAGCACACTTCTCGTTAAGTCTTCTTTCTTAATCTCGTCTTCATCTTCGCCCATGCCAAGCGCAGAGAAAATCAATCCGAAGGCATAGTCTATACCTAGTCTGTAAATTGACATACGCATTATTGTGGACGCTAAAAGCATTGCGCCAGCACCTCTAGAAATCTCTCCCTTGCCCAATAAGTTTTGCACACCCTTTACTGCTGAGTAGTATTCAAAAACTCTAAAGTTTGTCATGTACCTATTTACTACCTGTCCTGCTCTTATTATTGCACTTACGTCTGGATCAGATATATTGCTTGGTATTGTGTCAAATGGATTTGTGGATGCCGATGTATCTATAATCGCAGCGTCTGCTTGTTCAGAGGCTTGGTTTATAGCTTCTTGAAACCTATCTCTATATGACTCATCGTTAGCTAGTTTTTCCCAGTTTAATTTTTGACCTGTAAGTTGTTTAAACCTGTTCTGAAACTCACCAACAAATAGAGGTCTAATAACCATCTCATCGGGTTTGGTTATAAGTGACTCATTGAGTTTGAACACAGCTCGAAATGGCATCGCAATAACCTTACCAACTGTTTTTGCAGATGCGGCAAGTTCTTCAGTCATTTGCTCAGGGTTGAAAAGCTTTGCTTTTGATAGCAGCTTACCCTCCATGTCCTTATTGTCAAATTTAGCCGTTTTAGTCAACCTATCCGTCTGAGTGGTGTTGGTGTTCTCAATAGCCTTTTCTATAGTTTTGGCGTCTACACCAACAAGTATGCCGTACCCGTCAACAAGGCTACCAGCGTGATTCATTACAGCGTGTATCGTGTTTGTACCAAGCTCAGAGGCAGCCTTTACTAAACCACTTAATTGAGAGTAGTATCCAGCCCTAGTTAGGTAATTAACAACATTATCACCAAACCCTTTTTTCTTTGTCACAATCTTGTACTGGCTGTTTATAATAGTGTCATATATTGACTCTAACTCATTAACCAAATCTTTTTGAAAATTTGTTTCTGCTCTGCTTTTTAGTCCAGAAAAAGCCACTCTGGTGGATTTTATAACTGGGTACATATGGTAGCCAACAGAAATCTTTCTTGCCGCTGCGTATGCATTACTTACAGGGTCGAAAGATATTGAGTGAGTTTTACCAGTACGCTGTATTGCAGCTTTATTCTTTACAGAGGCGTTCATGAACGAATCAAAGAGGCCTTCAAAATCGTTAGATATTTCAGTTGTTGCTGTTCCCGATTTAGGTAAGTGAATATAATTTTCCCGATGTATAAACGGCATACCCTGTACAGCGGCATCCATTCTAGCCATAGAGGTTAATTGTTCATACACTTCATCTATCATTTGAAGATGCTTCTTTTCGTTTGCAGTAAGGCTATCGTATAGCTTCTTAGCGTCTACTTGCCCCTCAGTGAGATACCCATCCCTTATCTTCTCTAGTTCCTTGATTTCATATTCATTATATTCCGTGTCTTTATCTTTGATAGTTGCGTTAATCCAATCCTTAGCTTGATTAACCTCCTTGTTCCCTAAGTTGCTATCGTATTCCCTTTGAATCTGGAACACCATTATCTTAGCCTTCTGTATAAATCTTTTGTTTTGATTTCTTGACAAAAGTGCTGTGGCGTTTTTAAGCTTGTCCTCAATTCTTTTAAGGGTTTGTTCTGATGCGGAAAACGCCATAGAGGTTGGTCTAAACAAAGACTTGTAAATATTAGTTGATTTAAATCTTTTTGAACCATCTGAGAATAATTCTTTCTCAGCCTTTAATATTTGGTCATAGTTTTTTGTTGGGGCAGAACGAAGTCTATCACCTATACCCGTTTTCTTGGCTTTTCTACTTGAAGAGTTTAGTAAATTAATAATTCCTGCGGCAGCCTTGCTAATTGCTTTATCTACGACTCCAGTCTGTTTTATTTCGGTCAATGGGATAGACATGTTCCCCCTAACCCCACGAACCTTTATAATACCTTGAAATAACTCAGGTGTTAAGAACCCAGCCTTCATAGCCTCTAAAGCCCTAACAATTGACTCGGCGTCTCTTAAACTAAGCCCTTGTATGTCCTCTAGGGTTATGGAGCTTGCTTCTCGAACATACCTTCTTTCTAGTTCCGATAGTTTAAAAGCACCATCGTCATAGTTACTATAAAACGCTGACTGTATTTGATTTAGTATTGCTATAAAATCTTGTTCTATACCCTCTCGCTTCTTATTATCACGCATCACCTTTGATACCAATTTAGTGTCTTCCTTGGTGTACCCATCCATAGGGTCTTCAACTGATGACTCATCCAACAAAGACTTAAACCTAGTAATAAGCTCTCTCTCTTCCTTGGTTATCTTTTTATCTTTTTCAAGCTTTGCGAGGTTTGTATTTAACGTTTTAGTAGGGTCTATTAGTTCATTTATTCTGTCTGCAATCTCTTTAGCTCTTAAGGAATCAAGCTCATAAGAGTCTAAAACAAGATCTATCTTAGCCTTAAATGCGTCCCTAGATGTTTTGTCATACTTTTTGTTTATGTTTAGTATGTCACTCAAAATACTATCGTATTCCTTTTGCGTTTTCTTAGAAAGATACTTTGGGTCTATACCCATAACTCTAACAAATGATTCTTGAAGTTCTTTTAACTGGCCTATCTTGGCAATTCTTTTTATTGCTCTACTTCTGTCTTTGTATCTCTTAATTCTCTCTACTCTTCCCTCGTCATTGGATATTGCGTCGTCCACCTTGTCCAACATCTTCTGCATGTTACTGACATTAGTGTTCTTTAGGCTTGTAATAACCTTGTTTATAGTTCTTTTTGAAAACAGACTTAGTTCAGAGTCTTTTAAAAGTTGTCTTAATTCTTTAGCAACTATTTCTCTAGCTTTATCATTATCAGTTAATCTAGAAACTTTGTTTATTAGTTTCTTAATAGACTCTTTTGACTTTGAATCTACTTTTTCTTTTTTAGAAAACCTGGTCACACCTGACTCCGGAGTCACCTCAATGTTTGTTTGAGCCCTTAATCTGCCTCGATTCCAGTTTGTAACCAACATTTCATAACCAGCATCCTTCATAACTTTAGATATCCATGCAGCTTGATAGTTTGGACTGAATGCCTGCCCAGGTCTTTTTTCGTTAAAAAGTTTTTTAGCTTTCTCGTAAAACCCAGCTACATCAGACTGAAAGTGATACACCTTCTCCTTTTTTATTTTGACAACGTGTAACTCATCTCCAACACCAGGCTCTTTTGTGTCCCTATCTGTGTAAAACATCACAGCCCCACCAACAGAGGATAATGCATTAGCCTCTTCTCTACTGGTTAAGCTCCTTGCCATGTCTCCAGATGATGGCTTTAACACATCTCTTCTTTCAAAAGAGTAATGATAAAACTCATAATTACCATCACCATCATCAATAAGTTTGTTCTGAACATCTGTTGGTAGAGAAAGACTTAAATTATCTAAGTCATACTCTATTTGAAACTCAAGATTACTTCCGTCTATGTTTATTACGGAATAGTAGTCGTCAGCCTTAGTATTAAACTTTTCAAGTCCCTTTTTTATTAGGTTTATTGTACCGTCTTTATACACCAAGCCTTCATTAGTGGCGACACTTTCTTGTTTAAGATCTCTTGCAAACTCAGCTGCATCATCTCTTTCTAATCCTTCAACAAAAAACGAATTTTCTGGGGAGCCATACTTACCAAATATTGGTATTAACTTATATTCTGGAAGTTTGTATTTTGCTCTTTGTTCATTCTTTTCATTAAACCAATCTACAGCTTTTTTGTTGTAAGATATGTTTTCTTCATTCGTTGCTTGTATCGAGTCTGGGTTCTCTCCGGTAAGCATTCCCCACTTACCTCTTTTGATCTTGTTTATAAAGGCATCTACATCTTTTATTCCAGAATTAGGTAAAGAACTTTTCGCAGAGTCTTCCCATGATTTGTCTCTTTTAGAGAACCTAGTATCGGATGGGTCGCGCTCTATAGTTGCCCCCAACTCAGCGTCATAGTTTTTAGGAAACGGCTCACCCATCATTACAGACACCTCTTCCACTTTAGCAATTAGATTGAATTCTGGATCCTTCAACACCATCATGGTAGCGTCAAGAGCTAGTTCTTGAGCTAAGCGCTCAGATAGTGCTGTTTTACGAGCTGAGTTAATGTCATTTGAATTACCCGTTAGAAAATTCCATAGTTGTTCGGGTGTTGTTTCTATCTTCCTGTAAATAGTAGGACTAGAATCCCTTGACGCTCCAGGAAGTAGGTATAAACCCTTTGAAACCGCATCATCAACTTGTTTTGGGCTAGAATTTTCAGATACAATCTCAGCAAATATTTTATTTTCTTCTCGACGCTCTAACCTTACAAGCTCTCTAGTAGGTATTTTTTGAAGTATAAGTTCAGAGTTGTTGAAAACAAAGTCTTTATACTTCTCCCCTTTGCCAATAAAATCTTTCACTGGCTTCATTAGTTCCCTTCTAAAACGATCTATTAGAGTTCTTCTAAACTTCTTATTGGTTACCGGAGGTAGTTTAGTGCCAAACGTTCTTCTCACTGAATCAATCACGCTGTTATAAAGGTCGCTTCCCTTTTCAATGCCAAGCTTTTCTCTAAACGTCTTATCTTGTACCTTAAACTCTTGCTCTTCAGCTCTTTCAACTACGTCTTCAGTAGTTGTTTCTTCAGCAATTTGCATTGGTCTAACCCTACCTTCAGTTGGAACCGCTTCAACTTGTTCAGTTGTTTGGAATCTGCCTTGGCTTTTATATTGGTTAACAATGTCTGGTATCGCAAACCTCTGTAACTCATCTATCACAAAGCCTCCAAGATCATCATTCTTTTCTGGATTAAATCTTTGTAATGAGCGTTCAAATAATTGACTTTTTACATCTTCATAAAACTCATCTGTAACTTGTTCTTTTGGAACACCAAATCTAGCAAGGTTTTTGTTTATTAATGGATGTAGTTTATTACCAAGAATTAAATCAAGATATACCGTGCCAATAACTTCTGAATCATACTCAGCTTTTGTTGTTCCTTCTGGTACTAATGCTTTAATTGAATCACCCAATTCTTTTCTTGAAAATCTCGATCCAACTTCTATTTTTTCTCCAGTTAAAGAAGCGTCTATATCAAGGCCTTTTTCTAACTTAACAAGTTCTTTGACATCACCAGACATAAATCTAGTGCCATATGTAAGAAACATATTAAACACATCTTCTCCGGATTTTAATTTACCCGCCTCTGTTTTTTCTACTGGGTTTGTAAACAATCCATTATAAGCAGATTTAATTTTAGCTAAAAATGATTTATCTAACTTACCAGATCGTTCAGCAAGTGCAATCATTTTTGTTATAGCTATAATTCTTTCTTCATGCCAAAGAGATTCAGATTCTTTTGTACCTTTTCGTTTTAATTTTTTATAATCATTTTCAAATTGGCGTAATTGTTTTTTGTCTGTTATGTAATTGTTTTTATAGTGATTATATAGTAAGTCACTTATTTTAACAACATCGCCACCAAGAGCCCTTATTTTATTAAAAAATGAGGCGTGAAGAAACTCATGCCCATGAACAAAAGAATCTCCATTATTTGGATCAACCGCTTCATTTCTTAATGTTAGAACAAACGGAAAATTATTATCGGCGTTTATTGCTTGACCTGAAACACTAACGTTTCCTTTTTTTAACTCCTTTTTTAACTCTGCAAATTCTTTTTTGGATTTATAATATTGCTCTTGTGTAATAATGTCATCAATAAATGCTTGATCTAAAGCAGAATTAAACTGAACCTCCGCATCTTCAATATTTTCCGCATCAATTATTTTTATTTCTTTACCCGTTTCGTTTGCCCTAACAGTGTTGTATAAATGTGAGATTTGTGATTGTCTATCAAAATTGTACCTTGATAGCATTAAATCCCTTTTATTTTTTAAATCCTTAAACTGTGTTTCAAGTTCTTTTATTTGGCTTTCTTTCTGATCTTTAGTTAAATCTTTAGACTCTGATATATCTTTAGCTTTTCTTATTAAACTCGCTCTTTTTGTTTCGTTTTTTATTAAAGCTTGTTTTTGACCAAAGTTTAATTCATCAAGAAGTGTAACTACGTTTTTAACTTCATTGTAATTTTCCTGTATTAGAATCTCCTGCTCTGCAGTTATTTCTTTTAATAGATCTAGGTCTTCTTGTGTTTTATTTTCTTTATTATTTATCTCTTGCTTTCGTAAGGCTAGTTCGCCTAGTTTTTTGGTTCTTTTGTTAATTTGGATATCTACATCTGAACTTCTAAATGCAACAGAAGCATCGACAAAAGTTTTAGGTGCAGACATTGCTAAACCACTAAATGTCGCTCCAGTTATAAAAGCTTCGTCTACGCCTTCAAGTATGTTTTTATCATCGCCAAGAATATATACATCCGCAGCATTTTGGGCTATTTGTGCAATAGCCTCAGAACCACCTTCTTCAATTGGTTGCCAAGCGTTTTGTACTACATTTTCAGCAAATTTTCTTGACCATTTTTTTGTTGATAAATCATACCACGCTCTATTGCCTGGGCTTGCTTTAGCTACTATTCCTATGCTTTTGTTTAAAGCCCTAACTTGCCTTAAACCAACGTATTCAGAACCAGCTTCCGCACCACCTACTATTAAGCCGGTTGTATAATATTTCCACAGAGGTATGTCTTCTGGGCCCTTTAAAGCATAGTCACCTTTGCCTTGTATTCTATCTTCTAATTCATCGACTTTATTACCATAAGCCGCTCCACCAAGTATCGCTAAGCCAACACCGCCAGTAGCAGCGGTAATAGCTGTATTAATAGATTGCCCACTAACAACATCTAATGCAAAGTCTAAAAAATTATCGCCGCTCTTAAAAGCTGTTCTATAATCTTGAGTTTCCCTTACCTTTCCGGTAAACTCTTCTTTATCTATTTCTTTTAATTTATCTGCAAAAGATTCTATTAAAGAAGTTTTTTCCGTGTCATTTAATACTGAAGATGTAATAGATGGTAAATCCAGCTCATCAGAGATAGCATTAATCATTACACCGGTTGGCGTTATTGACAAAAAATCATCAAATAAATTTACAACGCCAGATGTTAATTGCAAACCAGAACCAACAACTCTAGAAACGGTTACATCAAGAGCATTGTAAGATTTACCAGCTTGTTCAACTGCTTTTTCTAAATCTGAACTTGACACGTTTATATCGTTAAGTTCTTCAGCTTGTTTATTTATTTTATTGCCTAGATAATTAATATCTTTTGCTAGCCCATTAAATTCTTGAACTGTAGAGTTATAAGCATTTATTTCTTCTTCACTTAATTTTTCACCAAGCTTGAATTTATTGTCTATTACGTTTATTTGTTTTTTTAATTCTTCAGCTTTTTCAACGTTGTCGTCAAAAGCTAAAACATCAACGTCTATGTCTTTTCTTTTGTTTTCAGCTAACGTCTTTTTATCTTCCGATGCTTGAGCTATTAATTCTTTTAATTCTTTTCTACCTTGTTCGTATTCTAAATCTTCTTTCGATGTAAGTGCTTCATTTACTGATGCAAAAAAATCTTTTACCGGAGTCACATATTCTTCAGATATTCCTTCTGGCAACACGTCTGACTCAATTACTTTTTTAAGGCCTATTTCTCCAGCTGTTGCCATTAAACCAAAATTGGTTAATCTAGCAATGCCAAATCCAGTTTTCTTTAAATTGTCGACAAAACCTTCTGAATACTCATCCTCAAAATCGTCAAGAACTTGCTTTCTTTGTTCGTTTGTAATCTGGTTTTTTAATTCAGACCGAAGTAAATCTTTTGCAACTGGTATAGCCTGATCATCGGTTACCGCAGATATATTAACATCTTCTTGATCAGCGTATAATTTTTTAGCTTCGTCTAAATAATCTTCGTAAGCATATTTTTCTTCTGTAACCGTTTTAAAATCTCCAAATGATTTAACTAATTTACTAGTAAGCTTTGGCTCTTCTATTTGCCTTTCAATTTCATTAAGTTGTTCTTGTGTTAACCCAGCCTCACTAATTGATTTTATTTTATCCGCGTATGACTTAACTATTGGGTCTACTTTCTGATCTTTTACTTCTTCTTTAGGAGCTTCTTGTGATTTAATTTGGCCTAAAGATGCTACACCAATTGGTAACTCTTGCTCTAATAATGGAGAAGGCTGCTGAAATGTGGTAGGCTGCTGAGGCTCTTCTGGTGTAACAGGCGCCGCAGTCGCAGCCACAGTCTGGACACCTTCTTGCTTTCCCGGATTAAAACCAATATCAGATTTGAATGTTTCAATATCTGGTATGCTGAAATACTCAGACATTGATTCCCTAAATTTGGTTAATTTGTTCTCATCTTGCATGTCAGTTTTGAAAGTTTCAAAATCTGGAAGACTAAAATATTGAGAGCCGTTATTATACAGTTTTCGTAAAACTTCTTCGTTCATTATATTATTTTTAATATGCTGATGGCTTAGATGTTGATGTTGATTGACTAGGTTTTTGTAACACGCCCTGCGCAGTTGTTATTGCCAAATATAAATCATCGGGTCTGTCAAGACTAAATGATTGAGTTTGTCTTGTTGTACCGCCCTTACTAAATTCTTTATACTCAACGACAAGTTGCCCATTTTTAATATAAGAATCTGTTATAGTTTTATCTTTTCCTTGAATCTTGATTTGCTTCCCCTTTAAAAAACGAGCTCGAGAATCAAGAGGATCTATTGCTTGTTTTGTAGAATACCCAGGAAACGCTTTAATTTCATCCGCTATTCCTGAAATAGTATCAAATAAATCTTGATCAAAATCTTTTGTTTTTTCAAGATTTTTCAAACTTTGCTTGTACAGTGCCGTTCTTCTAGCGCGGGCTTCAGACGCAGCTAATTTTTCTCGTTCTGTCATAGCTAAAGGTGTATCAGCTAACAATCCAGTTATCTTTTGTTTTAACCTAGCCTCTAAGTCTTGTCGCTTTTCGTTATATAACCTTTCTCTTTCTGCTTGTTCTTCATCTGAATCACCCCAAGGTTTATTGGTTGCAGGATTAATGTTTGGAGTGTAATCGACTCCTCTAATGTCCGGAAAAGCGTTTCTATAGTATAAGTCAAGCTCTTCTTCATCCATGCCCTTAAAGTACTCTGAAAACTTACTTTCCCAATCAAATCTAACACCTCTAGTTGCGAACGAGTTAATATTCTTTTGGTACTGCCCAGCCAAGGCAGATAGTTCATTATCGATAGCATCGATACGTGGAGATATATCTTGAACAGAACCCATACTCATTCTAAGGTCTTTCATTGAAATATCATAGGTTTTAGACTCCCCTGTATCAGGGTCTTTCTCTGTATACTGCCAATTAATAACCATAGGGTTATTTGGATCTTTAACAGATTTAAAAGCATTCCTATCGCCTCTTGCCATTGCTCCTAATAATCTAACAGATGGGTCGTCATATTTGTCAATGTCGATGTCCATAGTAGCAATCTCGGACATTTTAGTAGCAATCTCACTCATACCAGCATTAGTAGCCTGTACGTTTCTAATAGCGTTTTGTTTGTCAGCCTCCGACATGCTAGCGAAGTTTTCAATGTCTTGAAGAGAATCGTTAAGTGAGTTTCTGTACTCTTCTCCTAAGTAATCGTTAGCATCAAGATAAGCCTTACTGATAAAGTCTTTGTATGAATCCTTAAACTCTTTTTCGCGCTTTGCTCTTTCCTCTTGTTGCTTAGCTGTAGCATACGCAATTTTAGCCGCTGCCGCTGAAGTATTTTCAGTGATAACGCTAAAGTCTAGCCCGTATAGTTTTGGATTAGTGTAAGCTCCCATTGTCTTATTTTATTTTTTTTTATTATTATCCAGCAGTAGCTGCAGCATATCCAGCACCCATAGATCCTAACGAACTAGCTGTACCACTAATAGCACCCATCATTTGTTGTCTATACTGTTGCTGCAACATTCTTTCCTGTTGACCAAGTGCAGCGGTTCTTTCTAGTTGCTGGAGTTCTCTACCTTCTCTAGTGGCAAACATAAACTCTTGTCCAGCCGATCTGGCTTGTTGAACTCTTTGCTGTTCAGATAAAACTCTTTGTTGCCTTTGTGCTTCGCCCTCAGCCCTCAACTTAGCATTAGCTGCTTCTTGTGCTTCAATGCTAGCCGATATTTCTTGTTTACTTTGTGCCGCAGCCCTAGCAAGAGCAGTTGCGCCGCCAGCACCAGCACCTGTGGCTCTAAGCTGGTCAAGTGTATTTGCTAAAGCAATATCTGACTGCGTTGCCTGCATTTCAGCGGCTTGAGTTGCCACCTGTAAATTAGCGTATGGGTTTGTGATTTGCGCACTTAAATCTTGTACCTGCAACGACGGGTCAATAATCTCTTGTCTACCCGCTTCAAGTGTCTTTAATTCACGTTCTAATCTTTCAGCTGATCGTCTTGACTTTTTTGCTTGTGAGCCGGCCATAATAGCTGTTGTCGCTCCACCTGCAACTGCTATTCCGCCTGCTATTAGTAATGATCCCGCTATAAAACTCATGATTTATTACTTTTTAATAAATTAATCTCTTCTATTGATATTACAGGGTCGTCGAAGTTTTTAGCAATAACCTCTTCTTCAACTTCCTCTGGTGTTTTTTTATCTGTTCCGTGTACTGTAATAAATACACAATCTGTGTGTGTATAAATTATTCTTTTAGTGCCAGGTTTTGTTATACCGTGATGAGGTGCCTCTAATTCCACAACTCCATCTTCGGTTAGTATTGACATTTTTCCTTTCATTAAGAAAAATGGATGTTCTTTTTTATGTATCTTAGTTACAATTAATTGGCCCGCTGGATTAAATATTTCTCTAACATAACAATTATCTGTAAACGTATGCTTTACAGGGTTGTAAGCATGTAGCTCTTCACCTTTCATTGCGTTTTCGTTTTTTTCTAACGCTTCGTGTGCTAAAGTAATTTGATCTCTGAACTCTTTCTTTTTTCTTAGCTCAGCAGCAGTGTCCCACATTTCATCAAAAGTAAAGGTGTGCTTTAGATCCATGTCTTTAGTGGCACTAATCCATTGTTCTTTAGCCTGCTCTTTTGTTAAAGGTGAATTTAATATTTGCTCGTTAATATCCTGCTCTGTCATGTAGAAGAAATTTTAGCCTCCGAAGATACAGTAAAAAGTGATATTGGCCCTTCTTCCGATGCATTTAATCCTGTAGTATTTCTAGTTAACAAAGTTAAGTCTAAATAATGCCCTTTTAATCCACTAGTATGAGCGTATTCATCATCGTGGTAAAAGTTATTATTTTTAGCTATTATACCAGCATTAAACTCTCCTTCTTGCTTTTTAAACCCTATATTTATTGCTACACCGTTTTCATCAAAGTCAGTTGTTCCATAGGGTGGTATATCATAGGCAAGTTCTTTTACATCTTCGTATTGACTAACTGAATCGTTAGCAACGCCGTGGCTTTCACATTGTATATTCACAGCTCTCCATCCTTGTGAGCCTTCGTAGTTTACATTTAAAAAGTTTTTGACTTGTGATGGCCCGTCGTTTATTATTAACTGAATATATGATGGATCGTTACCTTCACCATAGAAGTTACACCTTGGCACGTTCTCGCTATAGTGTTGGTATAAGTTATATTCGTTATAAGTAAAAAAGTTGTTTTTATAACTAAACCCAAAACGAGGTTTATAAGAATATAAAGAAGTCCAGCCATTATTGTTTTCATAAAAGCCCATAGTAACAAACTTCATTTCTTCTTCTTCGTCAGTTGAAGTGTTTATTTTTCTACCAACAGATATGTCGCTATAAGTTTCACTTCTGTTACTTATACACAAAACATACTCTGATCCTCTTTCATCATACATACCTCTTATAAACAAAGCATTATCTTCGGATATTGAGTTTAAAGTATCTCTAGTAAAGGTTTTTATACCGTAAGAAGATATTTTAGTTATACCATCTCTACTTAGTCTTAATATTGCGCCTCTATCTCTATCAACAAAATATTGTCTGCCATTGTAGTAAGCGTGGCTTTCAGGGTTTTTAGATATACCATTATCAGCTAAATAAGAAGTTATACTACCTATAACTTTATTTGTTGCTGTAACTAATTGGTTACCAGTAGCTGTGAATATAGCGTCTCTATCTATTAAAGCTCGATGTACTTTTGACTCTTGAAATATATTTAAGTCGTTATCCTCTGCATACAGCTTTTGTATAGATCCATACTTAGGATCGACCTGTCTAGTTATTTCAGTACCTGTAGGAAAAGCATTTGTTTGGTTTATACCAGTTCTTTCATTATATAAACCAGAATAGATTAAACCATTACTAATATTTTCTGGTTCGTACTCTTCATCAGTTGCATATGCTCTTACTCCATAATCAACTTGAGTACCATTGTATTTACCTTTTATTCTAGACTCTTCTACGTACCAAGTTCCGTCTATAGTGTCTGGCGCTGCATAAGTTGAGTTTGAAACTATAAATGTGTTAAAATATCCTACTTCTAATTGTACTGGCATTGTGATTATGTTGGAAAATTAAACAATTTATTTGATCCGCTTAAAGCTTTAGTCGGCCACTGTTCATCTCCAAATTGGACGATTTTTTCTGCGGCTGTTTCTCCATCAGCAACAAGTATTGTATCTGTATATAAAATGTATGAATCTAAAAATGATGAATCTACTGAATTAACTCCATTAGACACTACCGCAATATCATAGTACGCTTGTTTACCGTCATAGCCAAGCTTAGTATAATTATAAATTATAAATATATCTCTACTTCCAAAAGCATAAGTGATTTCACTTGCTTTCTTTTCGTCACGACCAAAATAAATAGCGTTTCCTTTTCTTGGCTTTAATATATCTACTTCTTGTAAAATTTTTCCTCTACCAATAAAAGCACTTCTGTTAAATTCAATAGACTTACGTCCACTACCTGGTTTTTCGTCAGGATTTAACTCACCACGATTAGCTATGTAAATACTGTTCATTTTAAGCAAAGGTATAGCCTCGTCAATCTGCAACGTTGCTGTGTTTGTTAACGGGGTGGAAGCATTATCTGAAACAGTAATTGTCATAGTTCTTTCCGCTGGAAGCAAATCAAAAAAGTCTTGTTTAGTTTGGCCTTGAGGGGTTTCAATATTTAATGGTTCTTGGCTCCAGTTTTCGTTAATCTCCCACACATATGTTGTTTTAATATCTATTTTGCCGTTTGCTTTTTGTTCTACTTTAAATGATCTTTCAGCCCAAGTTCGTAGTTGCGTATTAGTTATGTTAGGAAAAGTTATTGCATATGTAAGTCCTCTGTATTTTTCTACACTATCTGTACCACCATTTTCAGCAGCGCCGCTATGCGTGTAGCCGTTATCAAGTTTAACATTAAATCTTTCGTAAAAGTTAACTTCAGCACTTCTTGATGATGAAGCTAGTGTGCCACTTGAATTATATAATTGAATACTTGGATTATCGTTTGTTACTTGTATCTGTAATGTTCTAATAGATGACCCAGTATAATCTTTACCGGAATACTCACTTACTTTTAAAACTACGTCATATTTATCATAATCAGAGTTTCTATGAGCAAAACCAGTTCCTGTAGCTACTCCGCTGGAAAGTGATAACACGCCGGTGCTGCTATTTAATGAAACTCTATTTTTAAAGTCGTCCCTACCAACGCCATTATAGCTCCATAAGTTTAGTAACTCATAAACTAAAGTATTACCGCCTGTTCCTGCTGTTGCTACTACTGTACCTAAAGATCCCGTAGTTTTACTTTCTATAAAGCTTTTAGTTAAAACATTTGGTGTTCCTTGAAACTCTATTGATTCTTCTTCAGGTGCACTAGCTGGAGGGGCTAACTGCAAACCCCAGTTTAAATCAGTTACTAAACCTGTTGTAGATGTTTCGTAGTATATGTCTAGTTTTGAATCAAATGGCTCGGTTTCAAATACACTCAATCCTCTTAAATGTGTTGGGCTAGTAAGACCCCCATAAAAAGTCGCTAAGTTTTCAATTTCAGCTACTAATGGGCCTCTTTCACTTTTGTAAACTAAGCTCGCGTTACCAGACGTAGAAAGAAGTGATTCGGTAGAATTAGTTAAATCATACTCACTATCTTGTTCCTGTATTGTTCCAAGACTTATTACATCTATCAGTTTAGAAGAGTAACTAGTTTGCAATTTAGAGTCTTTACTACCAGCATTAAGCGATTGTACTTTAGGGAATAAAAACACATCGGATCCTGATATGTTATTTCTGTTTATATCTTGGTCTAATATACTTCTAGGTACTTTATTTATATTGTCACTAAATAAAGTCATGTAAGAAGAAGCGCTTGTTGAGTCGGCTAATGCTATTGGGTGAGGCGTGTATACGTTATAGTAGTCTTGTTGCGTTTGTTTTACAACAACTCTATATGAATACCATCCTAAATTATTAGTGCTGCTATAAGACTGATCAGCTGGAACTAAAAATGAATCTTGAAACTCTATACCTAAAGTTCTGCCAATAACATCAAGCTCATATTGCGACCAAGTAAAATCAGCTGCACTGCCATCGTGTCCAAGAGAATATCCAATTGCTGCCGAACCCGTTTGATTTACGGTAGTTATAGTGTCTGGAGAATCATTTTGTGTCGTAGCGTTGTTACCCTTTTTAGCAGAAGATAATATTACAGGTGATTGCCTACCATATCTATCAGACAATACTACGCCAACTTGATAGGTTCTTCTTTGTTTAAGTGATCCATATCTGTAAGCGTATTCATTATGCTGTAAGTTAAGCCAATATTTAGGTTCTGATGCAGTAGAATCATATTCATTTTCTCCTTTAGCTAAAGAGGTAACAATGTAATTTATCCCTTTATTGCCAGCGGCATCAGTTGGATATTGGTAGTTTTTTAAATAATTACCGTAAACAATTCTATTAGATACTACCTCTTGTGCTTGCGCTCTAATAGGTACATCATCGCTAACTCTATTGACCTGACCTTCTGGTATTACTTTGTATGGCTTTTCTGACTTATAATCAAAAACGTAGCAGTACCTATAGTAAGTTGGCATAGTTGACCAAGCTCTAATAGGATAAACATCTACGTTATCTTTAAAATCTCTTATGTCTCGTACATCTATCTCACCAACAACTCTTACAGCCGCATCATCAGATTCTTTTATTAATATTTCTATACTTTTTAATCCAACATAGTTTTCCCACATTGGAACAAAAGCAAGTTCTGATGATATTGGGCCTGATACTTGCCCGCTATCTAAATTTATTGTAGGGTTAACACCTACGCCTGAAGCAATAAATTGGGTTAAATCATGTGTCTTAGCGTTTCCCGCTTCAGTCGCACTTGTGAATGTTCCTTTTACTATATAGTGATCATCTGGTAAAGCAAGCCCCGTAAGAGCTATACTAGTGCTTGTTGGTGATCCAATCGCACTAGTTAAAGTACGTGTAGTCGCCGTTAAAGCATCGTTATTATATGGTAATGGTATTCTAAGCTTAACCCTATTGATAGCGTTTTGCATTATAGCAACTTTTCCGGTATCTACTACTTTTTTTGTTCCAAACTCGTAATTAGCTTTATCAGCATCGCTTGAAGAAGAAGTTAAGTCTGTCTCTGCTGCGTCATCTATAATACAACCATTATTTAATGGTTCAAATACAACTTGAGTGAATGGGGCTATTAAAGAGTATTCGTTGTCTTCATATTTGTATCTATAAGAAAACCTAACAAAGTTTTCTTTTAAATAATCAGAATTAACGTTAGCATCAGCTTTTAATGTGTTTTCAGTTGTTACTGTATGTAAGTTTTGATGCTCATGAATTAAAGGCGCGGCATAAGGAGCAATTTTAGCAACAGATATTTTATCCTCACTGTCGTAATAAGTAGGATCGTTTATTGCTTTATTGATATTTATTTTTCTAGGTTGATTGTAATTGTCAGTCCAAAACAATAAGTCTTCGATAACGTTTATACCGGTTATCAAATGGTTTTTAGAAAAATTTAAAAAATCACCACTAACTATTTCAACAGGTTCTTCCATAGTGGACAAATCCTGCATTATTATTTTATTTACCGCCATTTATATTCTATTAAGCTGCTGGTGGATCTGATATTTCAGCAGTTGTATCTTGTAATGATGTAGATCTACTAAACTGAGTTTGGTCTGTAACAAACCAATATACTTTATTATTTAACTCATCTAGGTAGTATCCTATAACCTCTGTGCCAGCATCATAAGATAAAGCTGTCTCATAGTTAAGCTCATTACCTAAACTTGGTTCAGCGGCGCCAACGCCACCTTCGCTTGATTCTGGTATAGATACGTTTTGGGCTTCTCTGTATTCGTTCTTTGGTAAGATTTTTTTGTCTACATCTTTATTAATCTTAGCCCCAGCAAAATTGTTTTTTAACTCAGCCATTTAATTAATGTTTTATATGTTTCGATTTACCCCTCATTGTTTGTATAAGCTCAAGAGGTTTGAAGTTTTGCAGTCTAAGTTTTGCATTACGCATAGCTGCTCTTCTTTCTTTTCTATATCTGTTAACAACGTACTCAGGTGCGTTTGCTTTTGTCGAAACAATGTTATAAGCTATGTGCTTATATATTGCCTCTTCAGCAAACTTGTGAACCTTCATTTCACTATCAGTGCCTAACCCGTCAGATATATACTTAAGTGTTATGATCTTACCTGACAAGTCGCTACTAAAAGCAATATTGCCTTCAGCTTCGTTTATCATAAATATTCCTGTAGCACCTGATTCACTAGGGTTCAAACCGTACCGACCACCAGTGTGAGCACTTCTCTCTACTTCATATACTTGAGAAGCAAAGTAATCATCATCTTGAATATTAGAAACATCTCTAGCATCAAATCTGTCTTGTTGTACAGAATCACCTAACAGTAAATTACCTTCATTATCAAATAAATAACTATAGTCGTTACCTTGTAATATTGGTATGTTAGGTCTGGAACTGTGCTCATATGGTAATATAACATGTTCGTGACCATCACTATCAATCCAAGATATTTTAACGTAGTTAACATAGTCTTGCGGCATAGCCATTGTAAGTGCTGGCCCTAATTCTATTTCTTGTATTTTCTCTACTCTTCCTATATCGTAAGAAAACTCTTGAATACCTCTTTTGCAGTGAAACAATACATCAGAACGTTTTACGTCGTCTATCATTTTGCCGTTTCCTACATAAGCAATCATGAAGTTGTTTACCATATCTTCAATAGATACAAACCGATACTTACCAGTTTTAGCAAACACATAGTGTACCTCTACGTTTTGACCTGCATTTATTGTGTATCCAGATAAAGAAACAGTAGGGCTGGTATAAGTATAAAAACTTGGGTCTACCTCAAGATTATCAACATAAACCCTTATGTCAGACTTAACAGTTGGTAATGGATCAAACGTAAGGTTTATTGTAAGGCTAGTTGTTAGCGTAGCATTAAAATAACCTTGTACTCCTGTGTAATACTGTGAAGCTGTTTCGTTAATTAACCCCATTTATTTTATTGTTTAGTTGCTTCGTTTGACTGTATTATTTGAGATGCCATTTGTGTTATATTAGGATCTCTTATGACAATACCACTATAAGCTAGTATACCCGTGACTAAAGACATTTCTTCAGAAGGATGCAGCTCAAAGTTAGTTGACCCAAAAGTTGTGTGTCTAAAAATAGCTTGACCTGCTAAAGTTATAGTTGCTGTAGCGGTTCCGCCTATAGTTGCATTAGATAAAGTTAATACATCTCCAATACTATATCCGCTACCAGCTGAACCTATTACTATAGCTGTTATAACACCACCACTAACAGTAACATTAAGCGTGCCTCCTGTGCCAGATCCGCTGTTAGTGTACGCAACGTTAGTATAAGTTCCGTTTGTTCTGCCAGTATCCGTGTCTGATAGCATGTTTATTATATCAGTACTTGGAACCAATCCATCAGAAACAAACGTTCTAACATCGTGTGTTTTGTTTCCGTACTGACTATTTATTTCATAACCCCACCTTGGATCATCAGGCTTCTTTATATAATCAACAGTTACGGTCGATGCATCAGCTAAAGCCGGTAGTGTTGTTATCGATGTACCAGCGGTTTCTTGATAGTAAACAGGAAAGGTTGATGATGGCGCAGTTAACGGCGAGGACTGCATGTAAGTAATCTCGTGCTTTTTAACTTCTTCATATGTCCTTAATCTATCATTACTCACAATACTGATTATTTTATATATATCAGTAGGTAAAGTAGCAGACCCAGAAGTAAATGTTGCAGTACCAGTTTTATATAAAGCGTCAATCTTTTCTTGAATCTTGTCAGCTGTATCTGCAACACCTTGATTCACAACGCCTCTAGATTTATATACTAAAGCTTTGTTTAAATCATAAAAAGATTTATCTACAAGATTTAATTGAACTTGCTTGGCTATTTTATTGAATTCATCAGGAGTAAGGTAACCACGCTGCTCTTTATTCATTATAGAAAGAACAGTTTTATAAACTGTATTTATATTTATAGCCATAGTTATTTTTTAATTAGATACCGTATTTCCCTTTAGTAGGAAGCCCTTTAACTTCTTTTTTATTTGTAACCTTTCCATAATCAATTGGAGAACGGCTAGTTACTTCTGTTTTAATACCAGCTATTTTTTGCTTTGAATTTTTTCTTTTTTGCCTAGCAATCTTTTTTTCTTGCTTGGCTGCTTTAAAAGCTTCAATACCGCCGGCAGCATCAATTTTCTTTTTTCTAGCTCGACCTGCGGTATAACCTAAATCAAATTCCCAAACACCTGTTGGGGAGTAAGCTTCTCTGTCAGCAAATTCTTTAGCGACTTGTTCTGCGCTTTTACCAGAACCTTTGGTTATTATTTCTGTGTCTTTTTCAGAAAATGATCCAGGAGTATCTCCATTTGTTTTTAAATTTTTCTTTTTTTTCTTTTCTGCTTTAGTAGTGGCATTATTAAACCCAAATATTTCGTCTGTAGTAAATGTTTGACCACTTATATTTTTAGAATATTCTTCCGCGTCTTTTTTAATCCTTTCAATATTCTTTTGAGTAGCGGTTTTCATTTTTTTAATGGGCTCTTGCTTGGCCGTAATATTAACAGTTGGTAATTCTCCTCCGTAATATTTTTTTTCTTCTTCGTCGTCCATGGTCGTTGCATTATATATCAAAACAGTACCCCCGAAGAGGTACTATTATGATATGGTTATTATTTATTTGAGTTTTTTCTCAATAGTCTGGAATACTTCTATTCCTTCATCTGTTTTAAACCAAGCGGCTAAAGCAGAGTATGGGTTTTCATCAAATGGCACAGTCATTAACTTTCTACCATTACTTCCCCATTTGAACGTTCTTTGATCAGCGGCTAGCTTAATGATATTTGCTTCAGTAGCTTTAATGCCTATATTTCTCAAACTAACGTTATCGTCATTTGCTAGTTCTAAGAACATTTCTGGATTGTTTCGTGCCATAAGCAAGACATCTCTTCTTATCTCCTTAGAACTCATGTTAGATACCTTAGAACCAAGTTCTACCCTTAACACTGCCTCAGCTTGGTCAACATCCATGCTTTTCGCTGAATTAAGAGCTGAAATTTCCATCTCTAAGTAATCTAAATCATTTTCTGCAATCTTAACTTCATCAACTTCGATATACCTGTTATCTTTTCCAGGATGATAAAGCGATAAAATTTTCTGCATTACTTGCTTGTTTTTTGGTACTGAAAGAAAACCATCTCTAAAGATGATGTTATCTAATCTAGCTTCTCCTTTAAACTCATCAACAAATGGTGTCTTTTGATTTGTTGTAAGTTTAATTTCTCTTTCATACCCAAGCTCTTCGTCAAACCAATATAAATTTCTTGACTTAATAATTTTTACAATGGGTACTCTATCGCTATTAAGCTTGTATACACGATCTTTAATCACCCAATTTTTTTCTAATTCTTTTGTAGAAGACATAATAATATAAAATTTAATAAATAAAAAAGAAAACTTGGAGTCACCGAAGCAACCCCAAGTTTATAACTAATTATGCAGAGTAGTTCTGGAACAATACGAAGTTGTTAGCAGCTTGTACAACCAAACAACGCTCAGACAAGTAGTTAACTTGCATTGCATCAAGATCAGAAGTAGCAGCTCCACCAACAGAACCAGTCACCCAAGACTTCATCTTACGATCATCAGCTTCAGAAGCTCTGTATCGTACGTGAAGGAATGGTCGACGAATGTTCTTACCCATAATCTGATCGTATACTGAAGATGTTCCAGCAGGAACTAATACTCCTTCAATATCATCAACTTGACCACGAGTAGCTTCGTTGTTTAAGTATTTCCAGTCAGTCTTATAGAAATCATAAGAACCTCTTCGGAAGCCAGAGAATCCAAGATTCAATGCCATGTCCTCGCTGTTCTCAAATACACCATAAGATGTACCACCTGCTCCATAAGAGTTCTGAGAAGCAAGACCAGAATCAATAGCAAGAGAAGTAGCGCGGTTCAAGAAAAGCATGTTTTCTTCAATAGCACCTTGCTTGTCAAGCTCTTGAATAATCAAGTCAACGTTAGTCTCAAAAGTAGCACCAGTCCCGATAGAAGACATATCTTCTACCTCGATACCTCGTGCATCGATAGCAGCGAAAAGACCTTGTGTACCAGTAGCGTTAGCAAAGTCACCTGTAAATCCAGCGTGAGTTGCTACTCTTTCTTCTGATTCAACCATTGCCATTTCAATGTAATCTTCGAAACGAGTTCGAGCATCACCTTCTGCCTTCATGTACCATAGGTATCCAGACTGTCCAGACTCTCCAGAAACTTCAATCCAACCAATTTGAGAAGCGTCAGATCCTGAAACTTCAAACTTATCCTTAAGGATGATTGGCTTGTTGCTGAAAGTGTTAACCTCTGGTGTAAGGCTCTCAGTCATTCCGTTAGTACCTTTTCCAAACTCAGTACCAAATACGAAAACCTTAACAGCACCAGCAGTCAAACCAGCGGCAACAAGACCAGTAGCGCTAGCGTAAGCAGCTACAGTGATCTGAGTTGTGCTAGTCTCAACACCAAGTGTTACAAGAGCTCGCTGAGATTTACCATCGGCATCTTGAACAATTACTGTAGATCCTTTACGAATCGAATGAGAAGCAGCAACGGGTGCTGTAATCGCATTGATAACGTTAACGTTAGATCCATCAGTAACCAATGTTGCGTTGATGTACTGGTGTAGACGACCTTGCTCAGACCAAACGATTTGATCAGAAGCCATAGGCATTTCAGCGCCTACAAGTCTAAGAAAAGATGATACAGATCGATTTCCGTATCTTTCAACTTCCTGTTCGTAAACCTCAGGAAGGTATTGTTGTGCCCACGTATTGAAGGTAGCACTATTAAAGTTTACATAGTTGCTAGCCAGCGTGGTTTTGTTAGGAGTTAACCCACTAAGTTCGGGTGCTCCATTAGTTATTCCAAAAGCATCAGCCATTTTTTATTAATTTTAGCGTTTTATTTTCATTTTTAATTTAGAACCTGAATCACCACTAACAACTCTAACCTTAACCCCTCCAGCATCTACATATTCATTAGCGGTTTTACGCGCATCCATGTTTATGTTTTTAGCCTCAGCGGTTATGCCTTTTATAGCATCGGCTCGACCTTGTTCGTAGAAATGATTCGCAATTGCATCCGGGTTAGCTGCGGCAAACAACGACTTGTGGTAGTCACGTCCGTTTGTTAACATGTTGTTTTCGATATACTTACCAAAAACGTTTAACAAATCAGACTGTTGTTCTCTAACAGCGCTAACGTCTTTAACGTTGTAACGGTATTTCTTTTCTCCGACATTAAATTCAAAACCTTTGAATTCATCGTTGAAAACTTTATTCGTTTCTTGTTCAAAACGCTCCTTTTGCGTGGAAGCTAATTTCTCAGTTTCCTTTTGTTGCTCATTGTATCGGTTAAAAAACTCAACAGCTTCTCGTTGTTCTGGAAGTAACTTAGAGCCCAACTTGACCTCTTTGTAGTATTTGTCTTTCAGACCATTCAAAAAATCTCTTGCGTCTCCAACCTCTTCTTTGAAAGCAAGCTTTTTTCTTTTAACTTCGTTCTCTTCATCGAGTTCTTCGTCAAAAGCAAATTTATCTTCAATCAAAAAGCTAATCTCTTCATCTGTGAGATTTTTCTTTTTTGATTTGTAATATTCTTTAAGTAGAGCTTTGTCATCGACACTTGAATAATCAGCGTTTAATCTTACGTAATCTTCAAGTGATCCACCAGTTTCGTTCATAAACTTTACCAAATCTTCAACGTTTTCCGGTAAGTCTAAGCCTGGATTATTATCTAGCTCTTCATTTATTTGTTCAACCTGTTCTTTAGTAGCTTCAACTTCTTCAGTTGGTTGTTCTACTTCTTGTTCAACAACTTCTTCAAGCACAGGCGCTTCCGATGTTTCTTCAACCTCGTTAACAACCTCTTCTTGTTTCTCTTCCGGCTCAACTTCTTGAGAAGGAGCTGGATCTTCAAAAGCAGCAAGATTTACTTTAATAGTACCATCTTCTGCTGTTTCTACACGAGATGCAGTATTCTGCTCCTCAGTAGATTGTTCTACGTTTTCTGTTTCTTCAGACATAATAAAAAAATATATAATTAAATATTAAAACCACTTAGCAAGTCATCGCTTGCTTCAAAATCTTTTGGAGGCTTATTATTCTTCCTTTGATCAATCAACTCACTTTGTTGACTTGCTTGGATTTTTGTTCGCTTGTCTTTGCGATCTTCTTTAAAACCCTCCTTATTACTAATTACTTGTAATTCCAACTGTTTAAGTTGTTTATCAAGTTCAAACTGATAAGACATAATATCTTTTTTCAACTCAGCCTCACGTTCCATCTTAGCAATATCACCTTGATTCTCAAGAGTTATTAGCTGACCCTTAGTACTAGCAATAGCTTGTTCCTTCTGAACATTAGCAGCGGCAGCAGCTTCAGCAGCTTGAGCATTAGATTGTGATTGAGCTTGTATGTTTTCCATTTGCATACGTCTATCAGCTTCTTGCTTTCTACGCTTTCTAAGCTTTAGCAATTGGTTGGCTAGCTTTATATTGTTAATATCTCTAATATCAATAACATCTTCTAATGATATTTGATCTCGTTGTAGAGCTATTTGAATATTGTTTTCTAGCTTTTGCTTATCCTCCTCGTCTGGAGCTAAATTGATATAGATACCAAAATCATGTAAGTGCAAGTCTTTTAATTCATCTAGCGTAGCTACGTTAAACTTACCTAAAGAGTTAATAAAAGAGTTTCTGGTATTAGCATACTCTAAAGCATCAGATAGTCTTAGGCAAACAACCTCGGCCATTTTAGAGGTAAGATACAGGCTTCCTTGAAGTATGTGTCTTGTTGCTGTGTTTGAGTTTGCAGCAGCTATTTTCTGTAAACCAACTAAAGCGTTTTTGTCTGGTGTGCTACCATCTCTTGCTTCGTTAAGACCAGTTACGTCACGCATCATTTGTAAGTAATAGTTATACAAACCAATAAGGCTTTGTATTTTACTACCACCAGATCCAGTGCGAAGCTCTTGTATTGGTACACGACCTGGATTCATGTCTCCATCCGACGTCATTGATCTACCAATAACACTACCAGTTTGGAAATACATGTTTAGTGCCTCTTGGGGGCTGTAGTTAGTTCCATTACCAAGATCTATTTCAGCTAAACCGTCTGCGTCCATGTAAATACCATCTGGAACAACACGAGAAGATACCTGTTGTAATTTCAAGTGTGTAAGCTGTATCATGTCAGCAAAGCTTGTCATACGAGAAACAAGGGACTCGGGTACGCCTCTGTAAACTCTAGGCGCTACCATAGCGTAGCTCATATTTACGCGAGTAATATCTGACTTTGGTCTTGTCATGTTTTCTGCGTACTTCCACTTAAGCAATTTATCGTGGCCTATAACTTTTGCTCCTTCGTAAAGAACTTCTATAGATCGCTGTACTTTTTCAAACATTGACCTTTGATCTTTTGGTGGATCAAACTCATCTGTTTTCTCAATAGCTTTTTGTGCACCACTAGCTGTTTGTTTTATCTTGTATGTTTGATTTCTGTATGTTTTATACTCAAAAAACAAAACCTCAACGAAGTTATCTTCATCTCTACCTTTAGATGAATACGATCTATACATTGAGTTTGAGTAGTGCATGTCCTCTATTTCTTTTACTTGCTCGTCAGTCAACTGAGGAAAGAACTTTTTAAGTTCCATAATAGATATTCTACGAACCTCTCCAACGTAGTACAAGTCTTCAAAATATGGAGAATCAGTTGATGAATAAACAATATCAGCTGGGTCAACATAATCTATCTTAATACCTTCAGCTGTATTGAACGTGCTTTTAACACATGCCATACCGATAGTAGCAATATCATAATCAAGTCTTTTCTTAACAAGATGATACTTGTTTATTTCAAAAACATTGTTAATTGCTTCTTCTTCTGCAATCTCAATAGAAGGTTTGTAATCAAGCTGCATGTGGACAGAAAGCTCTTCTGTTGTTTCAGGTAGCTTGTCAGGGTCTGTCTTAAACATGTTAAAACCAGTGGTCGTGTTAATCTCGTTTAACAGCTGCCGGTTGTTCATGTCTCGCATGACATTATTTATGTAGTCTGTTCTTCTTTTAGTAGACTCTTCATCTTGGCTAAAAGCAGAGATACTATAAGTTCTTTCTTGTATACCGTTTACTACAATATCAACAAACTTAGGTATAATTGGCACTGGAGTCCAGTCTAGGTTCAAGTAAGATAGATCTCCGTTTATGGATAACTCGTCTTTATACTTTTGTATAGACTGCTCACCACGAGCATATAGTCTTAACCTATGAAAATTATCCTTCGAAGCGTAATACTTAGTGGATCCATTATCTTTTTTAAACCATTCTGATTCTATCGCTCTTGCAACTTGCAAGCCGTAACCATAGCTAGACTTTTCCGCATCAGGAACTGTATGACTTGGGAATATGCCTTTTGGTTGAGTTTGATTCATTATTCTATTATTTTTGAACTATAACCTGTATTGTCGTATCTTTTTAAACCTATATTAATAGATATATTTTTTTTATCTGGTACTGGTTTGTACATATTTCTATTACAACCCATTATTGCTAAACCTGAACTGATTGTAGCATCAAACAAAGTTCTTTTGTTTATATCAAACCTAGCCCACTCATTGAGTGTTTTGTTGAAGTACATATCACCCATGGTTGTCTGCTTTTCTCCTACATACTGATCTATATAAGATTCAATAGCAGCAGCGTGAGCCTGCTTAATGTCTTCACTAGAGTTTGGTATACCACCAATTTCCTTTTCCGTTACTGAAAGTTTATTCCAAACTTTGTCTGGTCTTGTCATTGAGAAACCTCTATACCCCCTTCGTTTTAAGTAGTATAGAAGTCTTGGTTTATTGTTCTCTGCTAGTATTGGCATACCGTAAAATACTAATGCCATTAGCACATCTTCAAAAAATATTTCTGCGGTTTGTGGTCTAGCTATATACTCTAAAAAGAAGTGTTCCGGTGGAACATCTTCCATTGAAAATTTTGTTTTACCGTGCAGTGAACCCTTTGATCCCCTTTTGTCAACGGTTCCTGATATATCGTAAGGGTCACACCCGAAACACCCAATGTGTTCATTACCTGGGCACTTAACCCCATTCTTAGTTATTACATTGTTTTGTAAATTTCTACTTGGAATCCAGGTAATATTAAATCTACCGTTTTGATCTGGTATAAATTCAACACTAGTATCTTTTACACCATCTCGCCACTGAAACCTACCTTTTGTTATCAAAGTTGATTTATAGGGATCTCCGTTAAAATCAATTTGAGCATATATTTTACTTAAGTTAAATAAACTGTTTTTAGCCTCATCTCTGAACGCATGATCCTCTGTACGGGGAAACTGCCTATAAAATTCATTTAACGCGTCCTGGTCGTCCTTAAGTGCGTCTGCTTCGTTATTCCAGTAATCTATTATACCCATTGTAATACGATCACCGTAATTTGACATTATTGGCTCGTCTGGTGTTTCAAAAACCGGTATACCATACTTGTCCATAAATCCTTCGTAGTTCCATTCCATTGGAATAAAGAAACTATATAAACCAGACTTAGTTTGACCGTTGGCATTTCGTTTTGTTACATCTGAATCGTAGTAAAGCTTTCTAAAGTTCTCACCCCCTTTATCCAAAGAGTTTGATGTACTTCCCATCATACACTTACCAACCACTCTACTACCAAGTCGTAAACAGGTTTTTGTTACCCTCCAGTTATTTAAAATATTCTCAGGCCTCTCCCACTTACCAGATTCATCATGAACTAACAACGCGAGCTTTTCACCATCATAAGAGTTGTCCGCTGTGTTTTTCCAGTCTATCGTTGTGTCAAGACCTTCTAGTTCTTCATCTTCAGCCTTTGCCTCTATCTTTCTTCTAGTTAGTTTAGATGCAGGTACTCTATACGACAGTTCAGTTTTTGGTCGATCCATACCATCCTGTATAGGTTTGAAGAAGAAAGGATAATTGGTCGACATAGGTACAACCTTGTCGGTAAAGAGTTTTTTGGCATCTGGCCCTGTTTTAGATAATATTCCAAATCTTTTATCACTTGATATGGTCGCCATGTTAACCGTTTCCGAAGCAGACATAAAAGAAAACCCAGAACGTCTGTTCTTTAAGTAGCACATGCCATAAGATCTTTTATCAGCTTTGCAGGCTTCCCAGAATATATAAAATAACCTGTTGGATTCTCTAAACTCCGCATCTCCTACATCAATCTTAGTCCACTGTAAGTACATGTAGTGAGAGCCTGTTATATAAGTATCTACACCATTGTTTTTAAACCAAAACCCACTTTCACGTTTTTCAAACTCTTGATCAATGTAATCTACAAATTTGTTTTTAAACTCTTGCGGATAATCTTTCCAATCAAATATAGTTTTGATTTTATCAAACTCTTTCGGCTTATATAATCTTTCCCAATACTGCTCTTCTTTTTTATTAGATCTAGCATGTACTTTACTTGGTTTTTTAGGTAATGCTATTTTAAGGTTTTGTATTTCATATATGTCACCTATCTGCCCAGTTGTACTTATAACGACTACATCTTCTTCTTCATTGTAACCGTACTCCCAACGCTTTGCTTTGTTGTACCTATGCAACTTATTTTGGTTAACTGGCTCAATGACTCTATATAAGGTTTGCTCGTACATTACTTTTTAGATCTCCTTTCAGCAAAGCCTTTAAACGTCTTATCTTCTTTTACCTCTTCTTTTTGCTTGCCATCAAGGTTAGCGTCCTCTTCTTCAATGCGCTGAAGTATTTCAAAAGCATCGAATATAGCTAGCTTCTTTGTCGCCGCCGCATTTTTAAGTCTATCTGCAGAAATATCTTCGTCTGTATCTACAATAGCTTCTTGCGCAACTTTAATTAACTCTTGAACTGCTATTTGCCCAGCTTGGATTATATTCTTCCTGGTCTCCCGTGTATTCATATTTAACTGAAATATCATTAGTCTTAGCTCTGTACACTCTTTCACCATTAATAATAAACTCAAACTGGCTAAACTTACCAATACCAACCAAGTCGCCGGCTTTAACTCCAAGTTCATTTAGCTGCCTGTTGTCATATAATAAAAAACCAATTAATTCGTTTTCACTTGAAGCAGCAAACTTGTCTTTGTTTTTTATTGGCTTAACAAAGCAGTAACCAGGTAATGCTTGCCAAGATTCATCTTTTTTATAAGCATAAACCTGATCAGGCGTACAAGAATATTTATCATCAGATATATAACTAGAGCTATTTTTTTCTATTCCTCTGACATCATGCCAACGTCTAAATACATTATGGTGTATTAAAACTTTATCTCCCGGATTTACAGGGGTAGGAGTAGCTATTGGCGTTGAAAGTACTGTAGCCTCTCTATTTACAAACTGATGATTAAATATTTCTGTATTAACTATTAGTTCTTTATCACCGACTTTAACCTCATTGTTGTATCGAGATTTTACCGGTGAAACAATATAATCAAATATTGAGTGCATTAATATTCTAAGTTATACTCTACAGCAATACCCATGTTTTTATTAAAATCTTTCCAAGGCTTTATATCTTCCCCTTCTTTTATAAAAACACAGAACTTGTCGTACTCTTCTACGATGTCGCAAATAATATGTCCCCCGTAAACTTCTTGCCCAACAGAATAATGCATCGCATTATCTTTATATTCTTTACCTATACTTATCTTACGTATTAGTTTCATTTTCCACTTCTTTAATTGATCCGTCGTTGATGTTGATACTTACATCACCATACTTTTCTCTAAGATCATCTTGAAGTGTTTTAAACTCATGCTCTAACGTTACAAAGTGGTGCTGCATTGAATGCTTTTGAATTTCCATTTCACCAATTCGTTTTTTAACGTCATTAATTTCACTTAATTTAGATTGTAATGAAGTAAGTTCTCCTTCGTTAATTTTTCTTTCTACTTTTTTCATTTGATTTAATTTAATTTAATTGATTATTATTTATTTTATACATACGCTACCCAAACATCTGTAGATATTGCTTTTAATGTTAATGTGCCATACTGTGAGCCAATAGATATGCTACCACTACCACCATTCAAGCTTACCCCAGATCCTGGTGCTACGCTAAGCGCGCCCGAACCACCGCGCATTATTTTAATTTCTGTTCCATCAGCAAATGGCTCGCTAGAGGCTGGATCAATAGTCACAGTGACTGGGCTAGCGCTATTAGAAAACAAGAATACACCCTCGTGCACGCCGTCTTGTAAAGTTATAGCTGTGTTTGTGTCTACAACTGTTGGTTTTTTAGCAATAATGTTTTGGTTGCCCGCTATAGTACCTGACATTTCGCCACCAGCTAATGGTAGTGCTACCGCACCCGCGGCTGCTCCGTTAGTTACCGTAGCTACTGCAACTGAATTGATAGTGCCTACGGTAGTCACCCCAGCGTTATCTATAGTAACATCTCCAGACATTGCTACGCCTGTAGACACATTTGATGCATTACCCACGAATATTTGCCCTGAGTTTAGTGTTGTTACAGCGCTACCGTAATCTGGTATATTTAAAGTACCAGCAACCAAAGTAGCCACTCCGCTAGTTCCAGTTGTTGTTAGCCCGGTAAATCCGTCTCCCCAGTCTAATACACTGCTTCCTTGACTGATTAGTATTTGCCCAGCACTACCTGTTGTACTAGGGAATGTTAAAGCTGTTCCTTGGCCAGTTAAAATAAACTGCTTTAGTGTATCTACTTTAATATTTTTAGTTGACAAATCAGCATCGGTAGAAACTAATTTTTCATCGCCGGTTAGTGTACCGTCTATGCTTATGTCTTTTATTCTTGCCATTTTTTATGTGTTTATTTGCAAATATAGTTATATTTCTTCTTCAGGCTGGAACTCGTATTTCCAATTATTGAAAGCGTCAGGTGTCGCAAACATTGTGACTTTGTTGTCATCTATTTGTTCTGTACTTTCTATACCTGTGTAGCTGGTAATTGATTGATCTTCATTGTATCTATCAAAATCCCAAGTTATTGCTGTATTAGGTACGATGTAAGTGTTGTCCGTGATATATCCGTAATGATTCATTAGTGTGAGCTTATATATGTTCCTGAGAAGTTACTAAGTGTTAAATCGTTTGAGCCTATAGTACCATCATTTGGTACAGTAGTGTCTCCGTTGTTAATGTCAAACTTGTACCAATACTTAGGTGTTGCACCTAAAACAGCTACAGGGTCTGCGCCATCACCTCCGTTATAAAGGTATTGTGCTTGCGCTACGCTACCTGTTGTTTCGTGAATAACAACATCATCCATTGCCACGTTAGAATAAAAAGTTGAAGTGTTTCCTCTTACAAAGAAATTGTCTAAATCAACCCCACTTTGTGCTCCTGAAGCTCCACCACTTCCGTAATCCACTCCATCAAAAACAAGATGCCTATTATTTCCTACTCGATAGAAATAAACGTGATGCCAATTACCATCATCCCACCCTGAAAGTCCTGCATCACTCCAATCTTCTCTTGTGTTGTTCGCTCCGTGTTGCCACCTGACGTAAGGGGTGCTTCCTGTTCTCAGATAAATATAGTTTCCAGTAGTGGTGCTTTTAGTCATTATCATATTAGTAGAATTACTGCTGCCGCTTCCCTTAATCCAAAAAGAAGTAATCCAATCTGTTGTCGAATTGATTAATAAATTTGAAGCTGTTAATCCGCTATCATTTACGCCATCAGGGAATATTGCGTTATTGAAAATACGCGGAGGATAATGGGGTATCCAATAATCTCCTGTGAAGTTATTCAGTGTCAAGTTATTCAAATTACCTGATGAATCGCTTGCTGTTGTGCCTGTTGTTTCGTTGAATTTCCAATAAGCAAAAACGCCTGATGTTAATATGGTAGTAGGGTCTACACCTGCGCCTGCATTGTATAAATCAGTCACATTTTGTTGTGTTGCACAATAGCCTCCCACAGCAATGAAATCATCCATTTCGCCTTTGAAATGTTTTGTGAGGCTATTTCTATTGCCAACATTTTTTATTTGAAGGTTATTGTTATTGGTATTGCTTGTGGATTTTGTTTGCTTTACACCATCAACATACATTTCTATAACATTACTGCTATCTCTTGTTACAACATAGTGATGCCAACTTCCTGTATGACCTGCTGTATCATAACCATAACTCCAAGCGTTTCCATTAGTGTTTCCATTTAATCTAAAATAAGTAGCGGCTGGATAAAAAAACCACATATCTCTTGCAGTGTTATTTTCAAAAACCCAAAATTGTCCGTTTTCAGTATTGTATAAAGGATTCATCCAAATCGAAAGAGTAAACTCTGTGCTAGATGCGGCAATTTGTTGGGTTGCTGGTAGGCTGCAATAGTCATTAACTCCATCATAGCGCAAAGAATTTTCAAAGTCATACGCTGCTGGCGCAGGCGCTGCTGATACACTCGAACTTGTTACTCCTAGGTTTAATCCAAACATATATTATATTTTACCGACAACAATCCAGTTGTCTGCTACTATTTGTTTTATTGTTACAGCGCCCCACTGTGCTGTAATTGGTATTGAAGTGTTCGCGCCATTTAAGTTAACACCTGATGCTGGAACTAATCCTACAGTACCTGCACCTGCTTGTATTATGTCAATCTCTGTACCCACTGGAAACGCTTGACTAGCGTTAGTTGGAACATTTACAGTTACTGCAGAAGCATTATCAGAGTATAAGAATACACCCTCGTGTGTTCCAAGTGTTAGGTTTATAGTTGTGTTAGTGTCAGAAACTATTGGCCTTCTACCTGTTATTTCTTGATTACCAGTAATTGCACCTGTCATAGCACCACCTGATTTAGGTAATGCCGCATCAGCTGTTGTACCTTGTGCTGCTGTTGCGTAGTCTGCACTATCAAAAGCTTTAACTTGCGCGAGGTTTGTAACTTCAGAATCCATTAATGCACCTGCTGCAGTTACGTTTGTTGCATCTGTTACATCCGCTAAAGCTTCTATACCGTCTAGCTTTGTTTTATCACCGTTAACAAACGCGCCTTCGCTTGGTGGTTGTTGTGCTGTTGCTCCTAACGCTGCGCCTGATGTTACTGTGGCAACCGCTACGGAATTGATAGTACCTACTGTTGTTACTCCTGTATTGTCAATGGTAACATCACCTGACATTGCAACTGATGCTGATTGATTTGATGCGTTACCTACAAATATTTTAGCGGAATTAAGGTTTGGTGTTGCGTTTGTTCTACCTGCACCACCTGCTTTTATAACACCATTGTTTGCGTTTACCCTAACAATCTTACCTATGTTCTGAATTAGGTTAGTTTCACCTGATGGTTTTACATTGGTGTATCCCCCTGCAACTGTTGAGCTAACATAGATTGTATCACCAATGGTTAGTGAGTTGCTTTCAGAATCTGTTGTTGTGTCAAGTGGGTATGTCCCTGAGCCGTATATATTTCCAAACGTAATAATTTGGACAGTCGCGCCACTTAAAGCAGCCCTGTTAACAAAACCAAATGCAGGCATTGTTGATGAACTGTTAGATTGAGCCTTTGCTACTAATGTATTTGCGCCAGAGGCACCAGAAATATAAACAACGTCACCTTTGGATAATGCTCCATCAGCCTGCGCTGTAAATCTAATACCACCGTCTACGTCTCCTCTGAACTCACCGTCCGACTCTGGCCAGTTTTCAAGTATTACGTTACTGTTTGTGTCTATTGTAACACCCGTATCGTTCTTAATAACCTTACCCGTAGTACCATCGTACACGGCAATGGAGTTATCTATAGAACTTCCTGGGCCTGTAACATCTCCACCGCCACCAGCTGCTGCATCAACATAGGCTTTTGTTGCAGCATCTTGAGCAGAGGTTGGATCTGTAACATTTACAATTTTATTGCTATCAGCGTCAAGCTCTCCTCCTAACGTAGGTGTAGTGTCTTCAGATACATTACTTAGTTTGCTGTTGAATGTAGTCCAATCAGTTGAAGTTAGATAACCGTTAACAGATGTGGTAGCTGCTGCCATTGATATAGCAGGTGTTGCTCCTCCTGAAGAAACTACTGGCGCTGTACCTGTAACACTTGTTACTCCAGAGCTTGTAACATAGCCTTGTGTAGAATGATCGCCCCAACCATAAGCGGTGTTCCAGTTTGTTGAATTATCTGTTAGTATACTATAAGTACCACTGCTAGCACCTCTAAGCATAATTCCTTGTGATGTAAAATCACCATCGACAACAACATCGGCATGAGATGTCTCACTTGTAATATACCCCTGAGTTGAATGGTCACCCCATCCGTAAGCTGTGTCCCAATTAGAACTATTGTTAGTGGTAATACTATAAGTACCAGAGCCATTAGTGGTCATAAGTCCCGACGTACTAAAGTCACCATCTACAAGTACATCAGTATGTGAGGTTTCAGAGGTTAAGTAACCAGCGGTTGAGTGGTCACCCCACCCGTAAGCAGTGTCCCATTGGCCAACCTTAACGTCTGTAATGTCGTTTGTGCCCATGTCAATTACTTGACCGTTAGCATCTAACGTACCACCGAGTTGTGGTGTTGTATCGTCTACAACATTAAAAGCAGCTTGAGCAGCTGCAACCTCAAGGCTTATCTTACCTGTTGAATTATCGTATGTTAGTACAAAGTTGTCGGTACTAGCGTCTGGTGTTTGTGTGGTATCAAAATCGTAGTTACCTAAATTGGCTGTGTTAATAAAGCCAGATAGTTCTCCTATTGTATAATTTCTTACAGTTCCAGTTGCGGCATCAGTACCTACTACCTTGTCGCTTACTGTTATGGTTTGATCTAAAGAATATGATGTTATTCTAGCCATTATCTATCTGGATCTTTTATCATATCATCTATTGCCTTGTTAAAGACTTTATCAGTGTATGATTTGTTTTTGTAAAATATGTTTCTTTCAGACGTTGGTAAATCTTCTTCACCAGCTAATATTTTATATACACGAGCAATCATTTGTTTACACTTAAATGATGAGGTGTAAACCGCATACTTAGCGTCTTTTCTATTGCGCTCCCTCCATACATTTATCCACCCCTCTCTTCTCAATCGCTCCCAGCGATGCTTATCCCAAGAGTAAATGTACTCGCCCTGCATAAACTGATTGCGAGTAAAATAATTTAAAGAGTCTAAATATATAAGTAGCTCAATATCAGCTTCTTTTAGATCGTAGGTTCTTCTAGCCCACTTACGGACTACTCTGTAGTATTTAAGAATACCCGCGTCCTTTAAGTCAGACCAAGTAATCCTCATTCTACAATAACTACGTCGGTGTTCTTTATTACTTTATAAAGCTTGTTGTCTATGTCGATACCGTTACCTGCGTGCTTGTCATACCAAACTATATCGTCTTCGCAAATACCAATAACTTCAGAGCCAACACTAACCACCTTGCCTTTTAAGTACCTAACGTCCTTATTCTGTGATTCCGTTAGTTCAAGCCCGCCAACTACTGACGGGGCTGACTTAATTTTTTCTACGATTAAATAAAAATTAATTGCTTGCATTTTCCACTCTTATATTAGATATTACACAATCTGATGAAATTATAGTCTTAGTTACAGAAATAGCATTTTTAAGTGCTGTTTTTGTTACCAATACCGGGTCAATAATTCCAGCCTTTAGCATGTTTACATTTTTACCAGTTGATACATCTAAACCATAACCAGCTCTTGCATCCATGTCGTTAGCTGTAAAACCTGCGTTATCTAATATAACTTCCCATGGTTTGCATATTGCATTTAGCAATAACTTTTCGCCATCGGTTTTGTGTTTAACTCTATGAGCAGCATTTAGTAGGGCAATACCCCCACCTGGTACAATACCTTCTTGTAGTGCAGCTTTTGTAGCGTATATAGCGTCTTCCACGCGATCACGCTTCTCTTTAAGTTCGACCTGCGAATCAGCACCAACGTAAACCACAGCAACGTTACCTGTAAGTAAAGCCATGCGCTCTTCAAGCCTTTTCTTAATAAATGGATTGTCTTTTTCATTATTGATTAGATTTTGCACATGTTCAATGCGCTCGGTTAATTTATCCGTCATAGGGTTGAGCGTTATAATAGTTTTACGTTCATCCGTAATAACTTTCTGCGCTTCTCCTAAATCTTCTGGACTAATAAAGTCAATGTCATCACCTAGCTCTTCATTAATAACCCTAGCACCTGTCATGATAGCCAAGTCTTCTAATGTATCAGGCCTTGTATTACCAAATCCTGGAGCATCGATAATATTTACTTTAATGTTCCCTTTAACCTTGTTAGCTAGTAAAGCTGCCATTGGCTGTTGCTCTACCGTACCAACAATCAATAATGATCTGCCCTGCTTAATAACGTGTTCTAATACGTTCTGTATTTTTCTCACGTTAGGTACAGGCGAACCCATAATAAGTATGTAAGGTGTCTCTAAAACAGCCTTACCAGACTCTTTGTCTGTAATAAGATGTTGTGACTTTAAACCACACTCTATTTGTGCTCCATCAATAACATCTATATAAGTTTCATTGGTACCAGAATCCTCAAGTAAAACAACACCTTGTTTACCTACTTTATTAAATGCCTCTCCAATGATTGAACCTAGCTCTTTATCATTGTTTGTGCTAATCTTCGCTACGTGCTCAAGTAGTTTTTCGTCTACATCAATCTTGATTTTGTCAAGATACTTAACTACGTTGTGATACGCAGTGTCGATTCCACGCTTTATTGTCCTAATGTCACTACCACCAGAGTATTCATAAACCTCTGATAAAAGCGCGTGGGCAAGTACCGTCGATGTCGTTGTGCCGTCACCGGCTTCTCGTACTGTGTTTTGCGCGGCCTGCTTAATTAGTGTAGCGCCCATGTTTTCTACTGGATCTAATAGCACAACACTTTGAGCAACGGTAACACCGTCTTTTGTAATAACAGGCTGTCCAAGGGCATCTTCGTAAATAACTGCTTTACCCGATGCACCTAGTGTTGATTTAACTGCTTTGTAGAGTTTATCTACACCTGACAAAATTTTATTTCTAGCGCTAACGCCAAAGGTCAGGTCTTTGACAATCTCGCTTGGATGATTATAGTTCATTGTATTTAATTAAATTTAAAAAAAATGAAGGTGGGTTTCCCCACCCTCACTGTATATACATTACTCGAAGGTCTTAACCACTTTGGGCCCTTTAGCGAACTCAAGTTTTTTCTCATAATGTTCTATGCTGCCGTCGATAGCAGCCTCAGCGCCCTCTAGCGTCTCACGACGTGTGATAGGTTTCCATTCATCTACTGGGCCGTAGCGCTGATCGACGTTTTGAAACTCTGTCTGGAAGTAACCATTTGCGAGTTGAACAATACGCCAATTTTTCTTTTCTGTTAGTCTTTCCCACAGTTCTAAGGTATGGGTTTCTGTTTTGTCTTGGCCTCCCGCTGTGTTGTTCGACCAAGAGCTCCAATAATAAGTAGTCATAATACTTGGTTTTAGGTTTCGATGCAAGGTTTAATTACAGCAAAGATAATGCACCGTTAGTTATCTTTTGCGTGGCTTTTTACTCTATTTTTTGCTGTGAGTAAAATTCTTTCCTCTAAACGCGCAACATTAGCTTTTACACCCGCGTTCTCTATTAATAGTTCTTCTATTCGTTGTCTTAGCTCGTTTACCTGTTCCTCTAGCTCTTTAATCCGTTGTTTATTATCGTTCCGTATTTCAGATTTAATTTGAGTAGAGTTGTCTATTTTCTTCTTCCAGATATTCCAACCTTCTTTAAGACCTAAAGCACCAACTAAACCAACTATCAACGATATGATAGTTTCTGTTTCCATTGTTACTTTCTTTTTTTACCTTCTCTTTTAGTTCCTTTGCCGTCGTTACCGCGGTTAGCTTTAATAGACTTCCAGCATCGACACTTGTGGTCATAGTCGTGAAGACTTAACCACCTCTTGGCGTATGCGGCACTGTACTTCTTTGTAAGCTCTTTTAGCTTAGCCCTCCTCAACCTTTGGTTCTCAGCCTTCTTGTCCTTACGATCTTCGGTCATAGCTATCTTTTTGTCTCTTATAGCTTTGGCTGCTTTAGCTGTTACGGATAGTTTTTGTGCCATAGTATGTATATTACATTGTATGTAAAACATTTAAGTATGACATTAGCCTCTTACTAAGTATACTTATAGGGCTTATGTCACACTTTGTGTTGAATGTTTTTTGATTGTGTTAGATGTTTTTGGGTTTTGGGTTGTATATATATATACGCATGCACCAGGTCAATCGGAAAACGATTTGCTTGACCCCAGGGGGGTCGGTTTTGATCCAATGCCGCCAAAAGTTTTACCTTTTTGTTTTGACCTCCAGTTAACGTTCACCTTTGCCCGATACCTATGTATATATCCTGATCAGATCTAAATTAGTCATTTTCAAAAACGTGATAAAAAAACAGACCTAGAAATATAATGTATAAAACAATTTAAAAAATCATGAAAACAACCATTAACGCAATCAAAACGCTTATTAAAGCTCGCAACAAAAAATTTAGCGAAGCCCTTTACCTAGGCATTGAGGAAAAAATGTCATGGAATGATAAGCCCATGCTAGTAATAAAAGGGTATGAAGCATCTACATACTTTGCCCAGATGAAACCATTCTTAGAGCCCATGATATGTGAAGTATGCATCCAAAACGAAGATGAAGTACACTTAAGATTTAACTAACTAAGTAGTATGACAATAGCCCCCTATTATATATACTTAAGGGGCTAATGTCATACTTTGTGTAAACCGGATAAGATCAGACAGGGGTTAACCCCCTCTAAACCACCAACAACAAATAAACAAACAATACACTTAATAAGTAAACCATGAGACGAAACATAAATACTTTATCGGAAGCGCGAGAGGAAAAAAATATGGAAGACGTAATAGCTGACCATTTAGCACAAAAGGAAAAGAAAAGAAACCAAGAACTTATTGAT